GCCTTGGGTTTTCTACCCATGTCACCTTTCAAATCACCCTTACCAAACTGGTCAACGTCTGTGGGTGTTAATAACATACCCAACGAATCGATGACAAATAATACCTTAGGACGGTCTTCTTCAGCCATGTCCCTGTATTCTTTCATGAATTCTGATACCGTTTTCGCAACATCGTCAATCATGCTCATGTTTAGTTTAAGTAATTTTTCTTCACTCGTATCAACGTCCAATGCATGTAGCCATGCTTCGTCAAGTGCGTTCTCTGAGTCAATAAGAACTACAAAGATACCTTGCTCTTGTGCTGCCTTTACAATGTTACCTGAACAGATATAACTTTTACCTGCACCACTTTCACCAGCAAATACACTTACTTTGCCTAGTGGAATACCTTTGTTCCAGTCACCTGAAATAAGATAGTTGAGTGCATAGTTACCTGTGCTAATCCAATCAGTAGGATCGTTAAATCCTGCACTCATACCTGTAATGGATTTTGTAAGCGATGTTCGAAACTTAGTTGGATCGAATGCCTTAGTTGCCATAATAATCTCCTATTCTAAAAAGCGTGACAGCTATTAACTTTTGAAGTGTTGACAGGTAAACCGTGAATCTCTACTTCGGTTTCGTTAATAGCTGTCATATTGTTTTACTGTCCTTGACGTGCTCTAATCATTGCTAGAATGTCTTGAGCATTACCGCTGTCGCTCGCAGGAGCCGCTTCAGCTGGTGCTGACTCTGGTGTAGTTTGTTCTACTACAGGTGCAGCAGTTTCAGCTACCGGCTGCGGTGCAGGAGTAGTAGCTACAGGAGTTACATTAGGATCACCTGTACGTGCTGCCATGCCTGCTGGACGGAAGTATTGTGACCATTTTTCTTCGTCATATGCTTCACCATCTACTGATGCTTCAAACATTTCTTGCATGACTTTGATCTCTACTTCTCCTGGCTTTTTAGGAAGGAAGTCGTTTAGATTAAACAACCCATGTGTGTTGATTGCTTGCATTTCAGCATCACTGAGTGGACGCTCTCTACGTGCCCAATTTGATGTGCCGTAGTCTGCATAGCCGCCTTTTGAAGTTTTGTTAAGACGGAAATCAACACCAGCAGTATAATCTGTTGGCAATTCTTCCATGTCCGGATCCATTAGAGCCGCTTTAATAATTTGGAAGATTTGTGGACCAATAATAAAGCGTCGAATTGGATTTTCTGGTGCTTCGTCATCGGCTAGTGGGTTATCCGTTACAAAACCTTGGAAGATATAAGAACGTTTCTTCCAATACTTACGACCCATATCTTCTAGACTTGGATCTTTAAACCAGCCACGTACTTCATTAAGAATGTTACATGTCTCGCCATACATTTCCATACACGGAATCTGTACTTGTACTGGACGTGAATCAGTTTCGCCTTTTACGCCTGCAAACGGAAGTTTGATCATCAAACGTTCTTTCCAAAAGAAAGTGTTATCTGTGTCGCCATCAGGAAGGAAACGAAGCGTTGCGCTTTCGCCTTCTTTGATATTCCAAAATGGGTAAATTGCGTTGTCGCCCCCTGTTGCAGGGCCTGAACCACTTGAACGTGCTTCTTGTTCTTTGAGCTTTGCTCGGATTTCTGCTAATGATGCCATAGTTATGCCTCCTTATATGTTGCCTATGTGCTTAGTGCCTTTTTGTGTAGCACAGTTATAATACTACACAACTTTATTTATTTTGTCAACCATTTTTTTGACAAAATATGAATAAGTTAGCCGATTATCTTAAACCGGCTAACTCACGCATTCTTACAAACTCTAAATCAGGTTCCATTGATTGCGGGTTTTGACGCATCTGGAATTCTTCAAAGGTTGTATTAACTTTTTCGATAAACGCCTTAGCAGGTTCTATGAACTGCTCGCCGTAATCTTTCTCTACCATGGTAAGTACAGCAGTTTCGCCTTTTGGAAACTCGCCTGTTTCTCTATCGTAGTATGATAGTATGAATTCGCCTAGTGGAGTCTTTTTGTCCTTTTCTAGTGTGATTTTTTCACCATCTGGTTTGTTGCCTTCGCCCATGCCGTATTCTCGATGAATCTGATCCCACATACGTTCTTCGATATCG